ATCGTCGAGTCGATCATCGTGACGGCCGCGCTGGCATACAGGCCGGCGCACGGTCCCTCGCCAATGATCCGCAAATCTGCGCTCGTGGTCGACCGGTCGATCGATATTGAGCGAACCAGAAATCAGGCACGGCCCCGTCAGAAGCAGAGGCTTCGGCTGGGTGAACGACAGGCAATAACTGATGGCGGCTTGCAGCGCGGTCTTATCGTCAGTCGTGCGATCTCCCTTCACAGCAAACCACTTGTCACACACCGGCCCAACAAACATACGCTTCCAACGCATGTTGTCGTCCGCCACGATCACCGTGGCATTGTTGCCGGGCGTGCTCGTGTCGGAAGCATCGGCATAGAACATGCCCTGCTGACCGTCATTCACGGCAGCTCCACCTGACAGATAGAGACGAGTGAATTTCGTGCTGTCGACAGCCTTCAGTTCCGCGATGCTGTTGACGTTCTTGACGACGCGCTGGGCAAACCAATTCGCCAAGTTCGTACCATCGAACCCGATCAGCGAGGCACCAGTGCTCAGGTCAGCAAGCGCGGTCAGCACGAACGCCTTAATTTTGGCGATCGTGGTGCTGAAGATGCTACCCCCTTTGGAGACGGGTAGAACTTCAGACCCATCCACCGTACCTGCATCGGCCAACGTTCCCTGTGCAATCGCCTCAGTACGATTCATCAGCGCCTGGGCCTGCGAGTTCATCGGGCCGCCGGGACCACCTAGGGCCTCGGTGGTCGTTTCCAATTGCGGGATCGCATCCCAGCTTGCATTACCTGTCAGATTCGTCATTTCGGCATTAACCTGTGGAGTGGGTTGCGCGCTCGATCCATCCAGATCATGAGCGCCATCCAACGACCAAGTACCATCGAGTGAAGTAGTCATGAAATGTCAGGCCAGCTTAAAGAGTTCAGGGGCCACCGCGCCGGCATCTGCCGCATTGCTTGATAGGCTGCCGCGCGCCATGTTAAGCCCCGCTGTCGATGATCACCCAGTTGACGACCGAGTTGTCGCTAGCCGAAGTGGACCGAATCTTGAAGGACACGCCGATGCTGAAATCCGCGCTGTCCGCGTAGTGGTAGCCGACAGTGCCACTCGGTGTTTTCATTGAGACGAAGACGCGGCTCGAATTCCCGAGTGCAGTAGTCGAGATCGTTACGACCCCGCTCACCAGCGTGGCAGTGCCCGTTCGAGCAGCGCTCCCGCCTGACTGCAGCAGGTAGCCCTGCGGAAGCGCGAGCGGCTTGGAGAACGAGAAGTAGCTGGAGTAAGTCAGACCATAGTCAACAAACGCACTGGTGCCGGACCCAAAGAACAATTGCGCGCGGGCTATGTTCGCGGGATCGATGATCTGCGCGTAAGAGGAGCCACCCCCAAGCACGCCATCATAAAAACTGAAGCATGACACCCCGTTTGAGGCCAACAACTGCGTCTTGAACAGAGCATTGTTGTATGCGATCTGCGACGCCGTGCTGCCGTCGAGCTTCAGAAGCTGGAGAGATGGGATAGCGCCGGAGGCAGAATTGCCAATCGCAAGCTGACCATTGTTCGTTCGGACGAACGGACCATTGAAGATTGAGTTGTTGTTTCCACCACTGGTGTACTTGAAGCACTCAATCTCGGAGCCGTTGATCGACTTGATCCCAAACGAGGTGTTCTGCTCAGAGTACACGCGGATGAACACATTGTTGCCCTTCCACCCGTTCGGAGGAGCGGTGGCGCCGCTGTAGGTTTCGATCGTTCCGTCGCAAAATTCGCCAGTGATGCGCGAGAACATGCTATCGATGACCTCGTTGCCGGCGGTGACGCCGATGCCACGATAGATATGCATGCACGAGATGTTCTCGTAATGATTACCAGTCGACGCATTGCAGTTCTGGTTATTCCACGTCTGACGATCGAGCAGGATGCCCCAGCCGTAAGTCGCCGTGTCGCCGATGTTCCATAGACGCAAGTTATCGAACACGTTGTCGTAGCTGTCGCTTACGATCAGGCCGGCTTTGTCCCAAGTGTCGATGTGAAGATCACGGAAGATGCCGTTCCGGTTCGCCTCGAAGGTCTGCGATTGATAGAAGTACTCACCGGTCCCAGTCGCGTTGCCTGGACCGAGCGCATACAGCTTCTCGATGCACGTGCCCGGCATATGGCAGTTGGTGCCGCTCGGCATCAGCGTCGGGCCGCCGATGAAGGTGCAAATCAACTTCGTGTCGTCAATACCTTCACCAGTCAACTTTACCGGCGCGGTATAGAGAAGTTGCCCGTCGATTTTGTAGTTACCCGCCGGGATGAAAATCACTTTGCCGGTCAACGCTTGCGCCACGAGCGCCGCCTGGAAGGCAGCCTTGCTGCTCGCAACACCAGTTGAATCTGCCCCGAAGTCGACCACATTCAACGGCAGATCTTTGATCTTCGCAACGAGCGCTCGCGCAACACCGCCCGTGCCGGCTACCCAAACCAGAGTGAAGATCGCCAAGACATAGTTAGCGATGCTCGAGAGTTGGGCCTGAAACCAGTTCCCAGCCTTTTTGAACGACCACGTTTCGGTGCCGTCGAGGGCGGCGACTGGAGCCGACGTGTTGGCTGGGTTCAGTATCTCGGTGCGATTCAGCAACGCCTGCGCCTGCGCGTTGATGGGGCCCCCTGGGCCGCCCAGCACCTGCGTTGTCGTGTCGACTTGAGGAACGTCGCTCCAATTCGGATTCGGCGTCAGGTTCGTCATGCTATTGCCTTGTCAAAGAAGTCCGTCAGCCACTTGCGAACCGTCAGCATTGAAAGTGCCGTTCGCTGTCAAAAGAGCGGTGAATGGAATGTCCCCGGCCGTGCCGACATCCTCACCTTTTGTGCTGACACCAAGCCGATAGATGGCGCCGTTGTACTTGCGCACGCTGTTGTATCGGTATTGTGTCGTCACTACGAGGCCGAGGCCATCGAGTGGTACTGTGAGGGTGTCGGCCATCGGCGCGATAGTCACGGCACCAGTCGAAACCGAATCGGTCGGTGCGCTCAGCGCGTCCGAGAAAGCCGCGCCGACCGTGATCGACAACTGGCCGCCGTCCGTCGGCGGCGTCAGCGAGTCGGCCAACATTGAGCCGGTCAACAGCAGCGAGCGCAGATGCGTGCCGGCGTCGCGTAGCCTGTTGATCAGGTCGCGCACAGTCTGCTGGAACGCCGTGATGTCGCCACCGTTGATCAGGTCGTAGCCATACTCGACATCGAACAAGCCATACAGCGGCACACGCGACGCGTTGTAGTGGTACGCGCTGTTTCGTGTGATGGCACCGTTGTAGAGAGGAAACGTCGCGCCATAGAGCGTCACGTCGGTGACTTTGGCGTTCTGTCCGGTGTAGACCTTGATGGCCGCTTCCATCGCGACGTTGTTGCCGCGCGGGCGCAACACTTCCGCAATAATGCGCGGCCCGTATTGTGAATCCAACTCACCCTGCAGGCGCGGCACCACGTAGTAGCTGCCGAGTTCGTCCAACCACTCATTGCTGGCTGTGACGGTGCTCATCTGGTTGAGCATTTCGCCAATCTGCGCTTCAGCCGTCTCGAGTTCGCTGGACTGCGCTTCCATGTAGGACCACAGTTCCGACGTATAGCCGTACAGGTGATCGCCGTTCGAGAGCGCGATATCGCTGCCACCGTCGATCAGCACCAATGCCGACAGCGCGGACAACTCCGATCGGTCGACGTACGCGACCGAATACCCCTGCTGCGTACCGAGGAAGTTGGCAAGCTGCGCGACCGAATATTGGGACAGATCGACAGTCAGACTGTGACCCGATCCACCCGTCACCGTGGTCGTCAGAGATCCATCGGCAACCTGCCATACCATCCCGCCGTCGTACTGGAGGCGCAGCGCGAGAAACTGCGCCGGGTCTTTATCGAAGACCCGGTTCAGGAATGAGAGGAGCTTCTGCGTGAGGCGCATGTCAGGTGATCGTAATAGCGCCCGGCATCAGCTTGATCTGCGATGTGGCAGTCACATCTGCAGTCGGCGACGACGGGACGAAGTTGACGACGCCCGGAATGCTCATCACGAGCGCGATGATCTCGGCCAAGATCGCCGTAGCGCCGATGTCGAGCCCCTGGATGTATGAAAAGATCGCCTGGGTCGCTTGCGTGACGAGCGTTGGCTTGTCGTAACCGGCTGCCGCCGTGAGCACTCCAGTGACGGCGACAGATTGTTCAGTCGCGGCATACACCTCGACATGCACGCCAGCCGCCTTCCAGCCGGGCACGGCGTTACCGTTGGCATCGTAGTAGCCGTAAATGACCGCCTTCGCCTGGGTAACCAGTGCGCTCGACGTGCCACCCACACCGTTGTGCACGTAGCAGTTGACGAGCGAGATCGGCTGATTGGAGTCGGTCAGCCACGGCTCTACCACCGAAGCCGCAACCACACGCTCAGTCAAATTGCCGGCCGAGTCGGTCAGCGCCGTCGTTTTCAGGCCGTAGGTGAGCGCCGCGACCGTCCCGCGATTGAGAGACTGCACGTAAGCGCCGAAGCGCAGCTTGCGCGCATCCTCCGTTTCCGCGTCGGCGCCATTGATGAACGGCGACAGGTTGATCGCGCTCACAATGCCGTTCACCGTGGGTTGCACGGTGAAATGCGTGTTGGCGGCGATGTTGCCTACCACGCCCGCTTGCGCAGCGATAACCAGCACGTCAGCGTATGTGTTGCCGGCCGCGATAGTCACGTCCTGGCTCGATGCATAAGAGACCGAGCCGTTGTCGTAGGTGAAGATGGAGCCGCCCGGAATCAGCGTCGCGCTCGAGGAGGACGCGATCGTCACACGAACCAGCCCGCTTGCCGCGACGGCTGGCAACGCAGAGAAGCTGAACGAGTTATAGGTAGCGACCGGGATCGCCTCCTTCAGCCCGATGAACATCTGCTGATAGAGTTCGTCGATCTCGATGGCTGGCGCCTCGACGAGCGTGCGAGCAACCGAACCAACGTTGAAGTCGGTTACCTTGGTCTGCGTCGACCGCATCCAGTTGATCATCGACGCGACGATCGAGGTAAAGTCCTTGATCTGAAATGCCATGGTATTCCTTACGTGGTCGTGCTGACCTGCACGATCGCGCCGGTCACGGGCTGAACGTCGACATCGACTACGGCAACGTCTCCAGACACAGTTGCCGTCGAATTCGTCACTGATTGCACGCGGGGATCAGCGCTCACAGCGGCCTTGGCGTACTGCGCTGCCAAGAGCGCCGCCGTTGGACCTGCTACCGTTCCAAGCAGACGGCGTATCTTCGAACCGTAGCCGGGGTGAAACAGCAACTCACTGCGATCGGTTTCGATGACATTCGTAAGAGCCTGCCGGAGGTTGTCGCGGCCAGACACGATGTCAAAATCGCCGTTCGCCGTAGCGAGGCGCCCCTGATCAAGCCGAACGTCTACGCCGAAGACCTGATCAGCCTGCGTCGACGATGAAACAACCGGCTTAGGCGCCGGCACGGTGATCAGCGCGCCGGACAACAGAACACCCGGACCAGCCTGCGCAGGATTGTCCGTGATATACGGCGGGACGAGGCTGTTTAGCGAGATCAGGTCGTGCCAGCGCGAAGCGTCTCCGAGTTCGCGCAGGGCAATCGCCTGTAGCGTGTCGCCGTACTGGATCTCGACGAAACGGTAACCGTAGAGCGGGCGGTCGAAAACGGTCGTACTCATGCCGCCACCGCCATGCCATCAGAGAGATACTTGACGTTCGATCCCAGGTCAGCGATAGACATCGGAGAAAGCACAGGGTCAGTTCGCGTGATAACGGACAGGCTCGACTGCGCCGAGTTCGACATTGTTACGATCGACGGGCCAGACGTTGGCGTCACAGAGTAGAACGGGTTGACGCCGGCCAACGAACTTGCCGGACGGCCGCCGCTCGTGCTCGAGCAGTTGGACGAACCGAACAATGGCGTGTAGTCCGGGTAGTACACACGCTGGCTGATCGCGTTCTTGAGCACGCAAAAAATGTTTGTGTACGCGCCGGCGATCTGGCTGAGACGCGTCCGCACCAAGCTCGGAATGCTGGCGACGGCCTGAATCGTCCGGAAGATGTTGATGCCGGCGACCGCAATCGAGCGCGCCACGTTGAGCACAGAGCTTGCCACCCCGTTGACCGAGGCAATAGCGTTCTTCACTGCGCCGAACAGACGCTGCGACTGCTGCATGAACGACTTCACCGGCGCCGCGATCGTGCTGTCGATGAAGTTCTGGATGTCCTGGGCGAACGAGGCGATCTCGTTGATGGAAGCCGTTAGGCTGTCCAATCCAAGAGCTTGTCGCTGCTCAGGATCCAGACCCGCGCCATATTGCAGGTACGAAAGCTGGTCGATGTCCTGATTGATTACCGTCAGGCTGATCTGGTACTGCAGCAGCAGCGGCCGCGAGCGAGAGCGGCGTAGCACAAAGTTGTTCGGCGCAACCACGCACGCGAAGTTGTCGAGCGCGTCAGCGTAGACCAGTTGCACGTCATTTGGATCGTTGCCCTGCGCGACCGCGAGCGCACGCAAGGCGTGCCAGCGGTCGAACACCTGATCCTTCAGGCGCAGAAACCGCTCCTCGCCATCCTGATCATCGGAGCCGCGCCGCCAACCAGTATGCCCACTCAGGTTGATCGTGGGCAGCCCGGCGCCGAAGCTGTCTGCCCAGGCGCCCCCGAGCGTCTGCTGCACATTGATCCGGGAGGGATCAACGCGAGTGAAGTCCTCCGGCCGAATAAGCAGGTTGACGGTTTCCGGACCATCCTGCGTGTCCAGAACGAAGCTGATCGGGCGAAATTGAGCCTTTTGGCTCGACGGAGCACTCATACCGCAAGCGTACCGTCACGACACGGCCCTGAAGGGCCGGTCAATTACGCCCGCGCCGAACTGGTGCTCGGCCCGTCGTGCTCGATGT